GACCACATCACAGATCATTGGTGTTTTCTTGGGCTGCTCTTACGTTAACTCGCAAGGTCAGACCATTTTTGCTCAGTATTTCCCAGCTAATACAACAGCGCCTACCGGTACGTTTATTACTGCTTATGTAAGTAATGACCCCGACACGCTGTTTAAAGCTGTGATCGCTACTGGCGCTACAGCAGACGATGCAACTTCTGGTTTGTTGCCTTCCTCTACTACGCAATTTACCGTTATTGGTACTAACGTAGCATTGGTGCAGAACTCTGGTTTGACAAACACCGGCAATAGCCGCGTAGCTGTTGCATCATCTGCAACCACAGGCACACTGCCAATGAACGTTGTCGATGTTGTCTATGAGACTTCATACGTTAACGGTTCTGGCAACGTTGTCTTCCCAGAGCTCATCGTTCGTTGGAACTTTGAGATTCATACAACCACTATCGCTTCTGGCGTTTAATCAAGGAGCTAAATCATGGCTATTTCACGCGCACAACTGCTGAAAGAGTTGCTCCCCGGTCTGAACGCTTTGTTCGGTATGGAGTACGCTCGTTACGGCGAAGAACACAAAGAGATCTACGAAACAGAGACCTCTGAGCGTTCGTTTGAAGAAGAAACCAAGTTGTCTGGCTTCTCTGCCGCACCTGTCAAGAACGAAGGCTCAGCCATCGCTTATGACAATGCGCAAGAGGCATGGTCAACCCGCTATACCCACGAAACCATCGCTTTGGGCTTCTCCATCACTGAAGAAGCAGTGGAAGATAACTTGTATGACTCGTTGTCTGCCCGCTACACCAAGTCTTTGGCTCGCGCTATGGCTTACACCAAACAGGTCAAGGCTGCTGCCGTCCTGAACAATGGCTTCAGCGCCAGCTACCCCGGTGGCGACGGCGTGTCCTTGTTCAACGCAAGCCACCCCTTGATCTCTGGTGGCACCAACAGCAACACTCCCACCACCCAAGTTGATTTGAACGAGACTTCTTTGGAAGCAGCCGTTATTCAAATCGCCGCTTGGACTGATGAGCGTGGCCTGTTGATTGCCGCTAAGCCCAAGAAAATGATTGTGCCTCCAGCACTCATGTTCGTTGCCAAGCGTTTGCTTGACACTGAACTGCGTGTCTCCACTGCTGATAACGACATCAACGCTATCAAACAGATGGGCGCAATCCCCGAGGGCTACACCGTCAATCACTTTTTGACTGACACCAACGGTTGGTATCTGACCACTGACGTGCCTAACGGTATGAAGCATTTCGTCCGCACCCCGCTGCAAAACAGCATGGACGGCGACTTTGATACCGGTAACGTTCGTTACAAGGCCCGTGAGCGTTACAGCTTCGGCTGGTCTGACCCATTGGGTATGTGGGGTTCTTCAGGTTCCGCCTGATAGTCCACACAGAGAAAGGGAGCTTCGGCTCCCTTTTTTTATGTTTAAACCTTGTTGACAGCGTTTAAATGGTGTATATTGCTCTCAATCCGGGGTTATCCGGTGTTCTGACAGTCCCGGCTGACGACATGCAGACAGAACACCCTCACTTGCATGTAAGGAACAATCATGGCAAATACCACGTTCTCCGGCCCAGTCATATCACAAAATGGCTTCATCTCCGGAACAGCTTCCAGTCCTATCGTTGAGACTGCCGCTGGCAATATATCCGAGTCATACGCTACAACTTCTGCCGCTACTGGCGATACACGTTTGTCGTATAACCGCTTGGAATTTACTTCTACCGGCTCTGGCGAAACCATTCGTGCACTGACGCGAGTCACAGGTGCTGGCGCAGCTACTGGCGGTACTATCAACGGCGCTCACGTTAGCTTGAGCATCAACGGTTCTGGCACTATTTCTGGTGCGGGTAACGCTCTTCGCGCCACTCTGGGTGGTTCTTCTACCAACCCCGGCGGCACAATTGCAGCTATTCAAGCTGATTCTGACTTTGCTTCTGGCGGCACTTGGACAAACGCTTCGTTCATCCGCTTCACAAACAGCGGTACAGGCACTGTTGCAAACTTGTTCAACATCCCCGCAGCTTTGTTTGTAACAAGCACTGCCACTATTGCCAAGACTTTGAGAGTCGTGGCATCAGACGGTACGCCTTATTACATCATGTGCTCTAGCGCGGCTTAATATGCAGATCACCAAGGAATTCTTGGAGACTGAGATTAGTGAACTTGAGACTGAGGCAAACAAGGCAAACGCCTTTTTAATTCAGGCTCAGGCCACGATCCAAGCGTACAAGATGCTCATCAACAGGCTAGAAGCGCCAGAACCGGAGCAAAAAAATGACGATGCAATTTGACGTCAAGTCGTACCACAACAGCACATCCGGTGTTGCGTTTGACAGTCGCACCCGCTTAAAAGGGGTGTTGATTTCTCCATCTACGTCTGTAACGTTTAACACGGCAATTTGTGACAACGTGAGTTCAACAGGTACGTATGATGTCCCCGGCACCACTACTTGTACAGTAACAATTGCCAATCACGGGTTGTCAAATGGGGATAGAGTTTTTTTAAACTTTACCAGTGGCACAGCACAAGACAACACTTACACGGTTGCAAACGTAGCAACAAACACTTTTACCGTGACTGTGGCATCAGCTACTACCAGCGGTAATGTGACTATGTACGCAAAAATTTTGGCGGAGTTTGATTCCTCTAGCGGTACAGCGTTTTACACGCTGATTCCCGGCGAAGGCATTTTGGCTCCAAATGGCATCTATGTTGGGCTCCCCAGCGCAGATGTTTCGTCAACTATTTTCTACGGGTAATACGCAATGACGATGCAGTATGACGTCAAGTCTTACCATGCCAGCGCATCTGGCAATGCGACGACTTACGCTGTCCGTTTAAAAGGCGTGACGGTAACGACGGCTACTGTGTCTGCAAGGAACATTGCTATTGCCGACCCCGCAGTTTCAAAATCAGGCACTTGGAGTCGTACTGGGACGTTGGTCACGGTTACGATTAACGACAATGGCTTGGCAAATGGGCAGAGAGTGTTTTTGGACGTTGCTGCTGGAACCACAATGCGTGACGGCGTGTATGAAGTATCTAACGTTACAACCAACACGTTTACGGTTACTTCAGCGACATCAGGCGCGGCTTCCGGTACGGTGACAATGTACACAAACATCTATGTTGAGCTGGACACATTCAATACAGTTGGACTGCCTGTACCTGTGCCCGGCGAAGGTATTTATTGCCCCAACGGCATTTTTGTTGGGCTTGGTGCAAGCGTAACAGCAACGGTTTTCTATGGCTAAAACACCAGCATGGACACGCAAAGAAGGGAAGAATCCCAAGGGTGGTTTAAACGCCAAGGGGAGATCCTCTGCCAAAAAGCAGGGCATGAACCTCAAGCCTCCGCAGCCAGAGGGCGGCAAACGCCGAGACTCTTTCTGCGCCCGGATGGAAGGCATGAAGAAGAAACTCACCAGCACGAAGACGGCCAAAGACCCAGATTCAAGGATCAATAAGAGCCTCCGGGCGTGGAACTGCTGACATGGACTTAAATTCACTTTGGTCGCTTGGTTTGTCAATTGTTGTCGGCGGGGCAGGCTTCATCATTCGCGACAAGTTTGACTCCCTCAAGCAGACTTCCGACGAAATCAAGCGCGTAGAGCGCTTACTGAATATCACACGCGAGGAGATTGCCCGTGAAACAGCAACTAAAGCAGAGGTGGCAAGAGTCACTGACCACATTGACCAGCGTTTTAACAAGCTGGAAGCAAAAATTGACCAGCTTCTTCAAGCGGGGAAATGATGCCAGCGACAAGCAGTAAACAAAAGAAACTCATGGATGCTGTGGCTCACAACCCAGCATTTGCAAAGAAGACTGGGATCCCTCAGTCTGTTGGCAAGGACTTCAGTCAGGCCAGCAAGGGCATGAAGTTTAAGGGTGGGCCAAAAACCCGCGCTGATTCGCAGGTCGTCAATCGACCTAAAACAAACCAAGGCTCGGAAGAGCTGTTTAAACAAGGTGGTAAGACTATGGCTGAATCTAAAGGAATGATGAAAAAAGAAGTGTCCTTCATGAAAAAGAAGGGCGCACCCTCATCCATGATCAAACATGAAATGAAGGAAGCTGGCATGAAAAAAATGGCCAAAGGCGGCATCACTTCCGCCAAGATGGGCAAAGTTCCTTCCGGCGGCAACAAAGGTAAAGGCGAGCACGCTATTCAAAAGAGCGGCATCTCCAAAGGTACTATGGTCAAAATGTCCGGCTCCAAGCCGCTGGGCATGAAGACCGGCGGCAAAGCATACTGCTAAAAAGGAGCCCAACATGGCAAAAGCAAAGAACCTCGCAGGTCTGGCCGCTCTTGGCGCGTTGGGCTATATGCTGACTCGCGATAAGACCAGTGAAAACGCTGGCGATCAAAAGACCAGCTCTTATACCGGTGACACAAAAAAGGTGGAAGCATTGGAAGATGCTTTTATACCTACAAACGAAAGCTCTTACACGCCCGGCAATACCGGAACACCGCGTCAGGGCGTAGGTGATGCTACAAACGATCTGCTGCCCAAGGCTTCTGTAAAACAGCGCCCTTCTACCACCGGCACAACCGTGCCAACTGGCTCTCCCGATGCAGAAGCAGGAAAGACTCGCGGTCGCCCAAAAGACAAGCCAAGTGTCTCATCCTCTGCTGAAGGCATGAAAAACTACAAGCCCCGGTATACCCCGTCTGCTGCCGCTCCAAAGACCACTACAGCTCCTGCTTCTCCCAAAAAGCCATACATGCCTGAAGAGGTGGATATGGGCTACAAAAAGGGCGGCAAGGTCAAGAAGATGGCTT